GGCGACAATGACTAAAAAAAATGTTGATGTTGAGTTTGATAGTGATGTTGGTTATCCATATCACTTACAACCAGATATAATTAAGATGGCATTGTTTATTCACAATGCAACAAGTGAACAGGAAAAAATTGAACGAGTTGAGTTTGGTGTTAACAAGTTTGATTATAAATTTATGGCACATGTTATGGCAATGTTAATGTTGCCTTATCTTATGGATAAGAACATGGACTCAAAAGAGTTTAAGGATTGGCAACACATGAGAGAGAGGAAGATGAACTAACCCAGAATATCCCATAGGGTATGCAAGAACAACAATGCAGTTTTTGCATACCCCTAAAATTTTATTATGAGGAGACCGGGCGGGCCCACCCATAGAGGTACCAGGCCCAGGCAACACTGCAATCGCAAAGCAAAGACCCAACCCCCCCTAAATACAAAAGGGATCCTAAGTTGTCACTAAAGTTGAAGATTTAGACGATTATGCTATAAGTTTTAAAAACATATTGAAGATATGCAAAAAGAAAAAATATTACAAAAAAATTATGAGGGTTTAACCCCAGATGAAAGCGCTAAACTAATTGAACTAGAACGAAGCGTAGCATTGGATGATGCTCGTCCAAATATTACAAAAAATTTTTTAAGTTTTGTTAAGTACGTGTGGCCAGAGTTTATAGAGGGGTCCCATCATAAAATTATTAATAAAAAATTTAACGATCTCGCTAATGGGAAAGTTAAGCGTCTGATCATTAACATGCCGCCTAGACATACTAAGTCGGAGTTTGCCTCATACTTACTCCCGGCATGGATGATTGGTAAGAATCCAAAATTAAAAATAATCCAAGCAACCCACACAGCAGACCTTGCAATTGACTTTGGACGTAAGACTAAGAACCTAGTTGATGAGTCTAAGTATAGAGAACTGTTTGATACTAGACTACAAGAAGATAGTCAGGCAGCAGGGAAATGGAAAACCGAACAAGGTGGAGAATATTTTGCAGCTGGTGTTGGTGGTGCAATTACAGGTCGTGGTGCTGATCTATTAATTATTGATGACCCACACAAAGAACAAGATGTACGTGCAGATGGTAAAGCTTTTGAGAAAGCTATGAATTGGTATACAGCAGGTCCACGTCAGCGTTTGCAGCCTGGTGGTTCTATTGTAATTGTAATGACTCGTTGGTCTACTAAAGACATAACTGGTCAATTATTAAAAGCACAATCTGAAGAAGGATCTGATCAGTGGGAGGTTGTTGAATTACCAGCCCTGCTCCCTGATGGAAAACCCGTGTGGCCTGAATACTGGACATCACAAGAATTACTTAAGACTAAAGCATCTATACCAGTTAGTAACTGGTTAGCACAATACATGCAAATGCCAACGGCTGAGGAAGGAGCAATCTTAAAACGAGATTGGTGGCAAGACTGGAAAGAAAAATATCCACCTAAATTAGATTACATCGTGCAAAGTTATGATACAGCATTTACTAAAAAAACAACTGCCGACTATAGTGCTATAACCACGTGGGGAGTCTTTACAACCGAGGACAAGGGACAAAATATAATACTACTTAATGCCTTTAAAGACCGGTATGACTTTCCTGAACTCCGGCGTGTAGCATTAGAGGAGTATAGAGACTGGCAACCTGACATGGTAATTATTGAGGCCAAAGCCACAGGACTGCCTTTGACCCACGAGTTAAGGCAAATGGATATACCGGTTATTAACTTTACACCGTCAAAAGGAAATGATAAGCATACAAGATTAAACTCCGTTGCACCGCTTTTTGAAAGTGGCAAAATATGGGCGCCTATGCACGAGCATTTTGCACAGGAAGTTATTGAAGAATGTGCTTCTTTCCCATTTGGAGAATATGATGATTATGTGGATAGTACGACACAAGCCATCATGAGAATTAGACAGGGTGGTTTGGTTCGACATCCTGAAGATTACAACGAAGAACCTATTGTACGGGGACACGTAAAGTATTATGGCTAAAAAAGAATTAGTAGAAAACATTGTAAAATTATATTCCAAACTAGGTGGGAATATGAGCGATGTCCTTGGTTCCCGATCCAATGTTACTTTTCTAGGCAAAGGCAGTAATCCAGAACCCTTTATCGATTTAGACATTAACATGGAAGCCGTAGGCGTACTCGGTAAATCTAAAATATTACAAGAATTAAAAAGTCCGCTAGGTTACCTAACGGCTAACAAACTAAACGATATTCAAGCAACTAAGCTTTACAATAATATGTTAAAGCTAGAAGACTTTTATTACCCTAAACAAGTTTCTAACATTACGGACATGGCAACAGGGACCAGGGATTTAACACCCGGTGGACTTGCTTCATTGAGATCAAAAGTAGATGAAGCAGAATTTTTTAAAGATGTAGACGAGGCTGGAGGCATGGAAGCATTTTTAAATAAAAATCCAATAGGTGGTCCAACTAGAAAAATAAATTTACCAGAAGGTGTTGACCCAAGAGATACAATCTTACCATCAAGAATGATAGATGATCTACCACCACCAGGTTCACGAGGTGGTGCAAATGATATTGCAGCACCATTTCAATCGGCTGAAGAAACGTTTCGTAAATTAGAAGCACAAGGTCAAGGTGATTTAGCAAAACAACTTCAAAAGGCAATGATGGAAGGACCTTTATCTAAAGTTGGTAATAAAGGTGACATGCCGGCTAAACGTGCATCAGCCAGAGAATTTTTAATAGAGACTTTAAAAGTTGGAGACGATTACCCATCAACTACATTAAATGATGTTGTATCAGCAGAAGACATGAAATATATTTTAGAAGGCGGTGGCGGTATTGCCGGCGACCCAATTTTGCTTGTTAATAAATATTTTGGCCCAAGAATTGCAGAAGCATTACCATCAGGTGCAACAGGTGAAGAGATTACAGTTTTTGCAAAAAGAGTTTTAGAAAATGTAGAAGATGCAAAAGGTTTAAGACCCGATGAACCAGGTTTTGATAGAAATACTGCAAGATTCGTAGATGAAATGGCAGCCGGTGGACGTGCTGGTTTTAAATTTGGCAGATCAGCAGGTAAAGCTTTTGGTCTTTCAAAAAAACTTGCAAACATAAATAAGTCTGTCGATGAAGGTGCAAAGATGGGTTATCAAGATTTGCGTGAATACGGTTTAGAGGCTGAAGATATTACAAGACTATTTAAAGACCTTGCAATGGATAAGACTATGGTCGGTGCTGAAAAAACAGAATATTTTAAAATGTTAAACCAAGTCTTAAAAAATCCAGATGACTTTCCTGATGAAATAATAGAAATTAAAAAAAGACTAGGTTTAGATTTTGCAGACGGTGGTCGAGCTGGTTTTAAATTAGGCAAAAGTGTATTTCAAGGTATTGCAAATATGTTTAAAACAAGAGGAGACGAAATATTAGATACATCTAAACAAGCAGGTATTTTTAAAGACCAAGAAAAAACATTTAGAACAGGTCCAATTACTATGGATTTTTTAGAAAAAGTTGATCCTGCAATTACTAAAAAATTTATTAGAACAAGAGACACATCCGGTCCAGGAAGCTATGGTATGTATGATACCATTGCCGAAATGCCACAAGGATTACAAGCTGCAGAGTTTATTAAAAATGTTAGGACGCCAGGAGGAACAGTTAATTACGAATTAGCAGAAATGTATATTGGTGAAGGTGTAAAATTGACTGGAAAAGAATCTATGGACGAATTACTTCAAATGTTTTTAAATGCTTTAAAATCATACAAATCACCTTTTGCCAAAGGCGGACTAGCTAAGATCCTGGAGGTCTAATGGCCCTCCGTGATCCTAATCAAACATACACATATAAAATTTTTGGTAAGAATATAACTTTACCAAAAGGTTTTCAATTAGCTCCCGGTGTATCTATTAATCAAAATAAAAAAAGTGTTGAAGAAGGTTTTAAAAAATTAGAAAAATGGTTAAAAAATCCAACACCAGAAAATTGGAATAAAATATTTGGTAAAAATAATGCATTTGGATTTCAACTTAGAAACTATCTTTTAGGTAGAAACGATCTTGGATCTGTTAAAGGTATGCCTAGTGCTAATGCAATTTTTGATGCATTAAATGTTAAAAATTTAATTAAAGCAACCGACATAAAAAAAATAGATAATTTAACTGTTGGTGGTAAAGGAGTTAGCCTTAAATCTATTGCTGCAAATACAAAAGGTAATTTAAAATATACTTTAGATGAACAGATCGACACTATTAAAAATTTTCAAAACGGTGAACAATGGTTAAAAAGAAACAGAACTGATTCTGAAATTAGAAAGTATGCAAATGCTATTAGAAGTATGGCAAAAGAATCTACTAAAATTGGTGGATTTCCTTTTGGTAATAATAGTGAAAAAAAACTTTGGTCTCAATTATATCGTGCTTCTTATAGAGGAGATCGAATAAAAATAGTTGGAGAATTTGCAGACGGTAAATTACCAATTAGAAATGGTAAAGTAGATTGGAAAATGACAAACGCAACAGGGGTTCCAGCTTGGAAAAGAGTAAAGTTTGTAGACACAGCATTACAAGGACAACCTGAATTTACTTGGGATAATTTTAAAAAACAAGTTGATAATGCCCTTGGTAAAGGGCAGTTTGATAAAATTACGCAAGCCTATGACACACAAATTAAAACTGGAAGTAAAAGGGAAACATCTGGAAACTATGAAACAATTAAAAACAAAACAAAAGTTAATCTATTAAGAGCAGAATTACTTACACAAGAACCAGGTAGATTTAAAGCTGGTCAATTCCCAACTGAAAAAGAATATAAAAATTATATTAATAAACGAGCTAAATTTTTTAATATAACAGAAGTCCATCACCCCGATGGTGTTGGTAAAAACCCATGGAAAATGGAACCTGTATTTAGATATGCGAACAGAGAATTAGAACAAAAGGTGTTGCAACCTCTTAAAGCGGGGAATATAAATTTAGATCAAGCAAAAATAGAGATAGATAGAATAAATAATGAAGTTGGACCTATTAGAGCTAAATTAGATGACGGGTATTATGGAAAAAATTTAAACACACAAAAATCAATTATGAGCGCTGCAGACAATTATTTAAACAACATTAAAAAAACACCTTTTTATAAAGAAGCTATTGCCGATGCAAGAAGAGGCGGACCAATTTGTATTCCGTTTAAAGCAGCTGGTGGGAGAATGGGTTTTGCAAATGGTACTGGATGTGTTGATGAAGTTGAAGAAGCCTTTAATAGAAACCCAGAAAAATTAGCAAAAGATGTCAATAGAACACCTGGTGAAGGATCATTTAATAAAGTTAAAAATTCTGCAACTAAATTTTTAACAGCATTAAAAGAAAACCCAAATTTACTTAGAGGTGGATTACCTGGTAAAATTGCCCTGGGCCTTGGTACCGTAGCCGCGGGTGCTGGAGCTGGTGCACTGGTTAAACAATTTAGAAACGATGATCCAAGTACATATTTAACTAATGATAGTCAGATGGAAGGAATGATTATTGCTGATGTTGAAGATAAAGGTAAAGAAGTTGATGATAATATTTTATTAGACAATCAATTTAAATTAGAATTAGCTGGAGCAGCAGGATTGACTGCACCAATTGCAAAAGGTGTTTATCAAAGAGCAAGAGGTGTTGGTGAAGCTGGACCATTACCAGAAGGCAGAGGAAGAATTATGTCTGCACTTGGTTTGAACAAAGGTGTTCTCGGAAAAGGTCTATGGGCATTAGGCGCACCTGCAATAGCTGTGCCAGCCACACTTGGTTATGTAGCACAAGATATTAGAGCAGGTAAAGATGCAGAAGAAATTGCAACGAACCCATTAAATTATTTGGGTGCAGCATTTATGAATCCTGCAGTAAAAGCTTTAGGTAAAGCCGGAGCATCAAGAGGACTATTAGGAATAGCGTCATTAGGTTTAGCAGGAACAGCAGCAGGCGCTGTTGCATTACCTGCAATATCAATTGGTGCAGGACTAGCAACACTTGGAACATTGGGTTATCAAGGTTACAAACTATTTACTGGTAAAGATAGATCAGATGAGGATTTTTTTAAATAATGAGTATAGTAAACGCAGCTAAATTTTTAATGAAAAAAAGTCCCAATACAAGAAGATTGTTTCGAGGCGAAGAGCCCGCTAGAAAAACCGAATTATACAAATCTTTTAAAGGTGAACCCGGTATGTATGATGAGTCTTTAAAAGGTAGATTCTTTTTTGATAATCCCGCAGATGCAAGATATTATGCACAACGTCAAGGCACTTTAACTGGTAATGTTAAATCAGTAGATGTTCCAGAAAAATATGTAAACATTGGTAGAAAAATGGCAGATAGAAGAAAAGGACCTAATTATGGAAGTGAAGTAATTCTTCCCAAAAAATTTATTCCTAAAGTAGAATTAGATTATATTCAAACTGTTGCAGCTCGCTTACAGGCCACATTAGATTTTTTAAAAAACAGGATAGTATGAAAAATAAAACACTTGTGATAAATATGCAACACGTAAAATGGAAGGAAATCCCTCCTTTAAAGGGACCTGACTCACAGGGGTTGAATGTTCCTATAAAACAAGTTACAACAATCAAGAACTCGGAGAATAAAAATGGCAGATATAGACAAAGCCCTACCAAACGTAGAGACTGAAATTAAAGTACCAGGAGACGAAGAAGTTTTAGAGATGGAAAAAGAAACCATCGAAGAAAAAGTTGGTCCTGATGATATTGCAGTAACACAAGAAGAAGATGGTGGAGCAACAATTAATTTTGATCCTGAAGCAGTTAATCAACCAGGAACAGATGGACATTTTGATAATTTAGCAGAACTATTACCAGAAGATGTTTTAGGTAAATTAGGTTCTGAACTTGCAGCAAATTACATGCAATATAAATCTTCTAGAAAAGCATGGGAAGATAGTTATACAAAAGGACTAGATCTTTTAGGATTTAAATACGAAAATCCAACACAACCGTTTCAAGGAGCAAGTGGTGCAACTCACCCTGTGCTTGCTGAAGCAGTTACACAATTTCAAGCACAAGCTTACAAAGAATTACTACCGGCTACAGGTCCAGTACATACACAAATAATTGGACTTGCGGATAGAGCCAGAGAAGAGCAATCAAACCGAGTTAAAGAATTCATGAACTATCAGCTCATGGATGTGATGAAAGAGTACGAACCCGAGTTCGACCAAATGCTTTTTTATCTCCCTCTTGCCGGCTCTGCGTTCAAGAAAGTTTATTACGATGAACTACTTGGCAGAGCCGTGTCTAAATTTGTACCGGCTGATGATTTAGTTGTACCTTACACTGCAACATCTTTAGAAGATGCTGAAGCTGTTGTGCATGTAATTAAAATGTCAGAAAATGAATTAAGAAAAAAACAAATTTCTGGTTTTTATCAAGATGTAGAATTAACACCAGGTTACAATGAAGAAACAGAAGTAGAGAAAAAAGAAAGAGAACTAGAAGGAATTAAAAAAACTAGAGATGAAGATGTCTTTACTGTTTTAGAAATTCATACTGACTTAGATTTAGAAGGTTTTGAAGATAAAGATTCAACAGGAGAAATGACGGGAATTAAACTTCCATACATTGTAACTCTTGAAATGGGTAGCAGACAAATATTATCAATTAGAAGAAACTATCAAGTAGAAGATCCACAAAAACTTAAAATAGATTACTTTGTACATTTTAAATTTTTACCTGGATTAGGTTTTTATGGTTTTGGATTAATTCATATGATCGGTGGTTTGTCTAGAACGGCAACTACTGCGTTAAGACAACTATTAGATGCAGGTACATTAAGTAATTTACCAGCAGGATTTAAACAACGAGGAATACGAGTAAGAGATGAAGCGCAGGCAATTCAACCTGGAGAATTCAGAGATGTGGATGCACCTGGAGGAAGTATCAAGGATGCATTTATGCCGTTACCATTTAAAGAACCATCACCAACTTTATTGCAGTTGATGGGTATTGTGGTGCAGGCAGGGCAACGATTTGCCGCCATAGCTGACATGCAGGTCGGTGACGGCAACCAACAAGCAGCTGTTGGTACGACCATAGCTCTCTTAGAACGTGGTTCCAGAGTCATGTCAGCCATACATAAAAGATTGTATGTGGCGATGAAGGGTGAATTTCAATTATTAGCAGGAGTTTTTAAAACTTACATGCCTGCAGAGTATCCTTACGACGTAGTTGGAGGACAAAGAAATATAAAACAAACAGATTTTGATGACAAAGTAGATATTATACCTGTTGCAGACCCTAATATTTTTTCTCAATCACAAAGAATTAGTTTAGCACAGACAGAATTACAACTTGCAATGTCAAATCCGCAAATGCACAACTTGTATGAAGCATTTCATGCAATGTATACAGCAATCGGAGTAAAAAATATTGATAAAATACTTCCACCACCACAACAACCGCAACCAATGGACCCTGCAAGTGAAAATATTCTTGCAATGAGTGGAAAACCTTTTCAAGCTTTCAAAGGACAGGACCATCAAGCCCATATTACAACCCATTTAAACTTTATGGCGACTAATATTGCTCGAAATTCACCTCCAGTTATGGCTGCATTAGAAAAAAACATTTTTGAACACATTTCTTTGATGGCACAAGAGCAATTAGAAGTAGAATTTAGAGAAGAAATTGCAAAATTAATGCAAATGCAACAAGCAATGCAACAAAACCCAATGATGCAGCAAGATCCACAACTTCAACAACAAATGATGTCAATGTCAATGAGTTTAGAGTCTAGAAAAGCTAAATTAATTGCAGAAATGACTGAAGAATTTAAAAATGAAGAAAATAAAATTATGGGTGAGTACAATGGCGACCCAATTGCTAAATTAAAAGCAAGAGAACTTGATTTAAGAGCTATGGACGACTCTGCTAAACGTGATCAGGCTCAAGAAAAGATTGATTTAGATAAATCTAAACAATTAATGGGTCAACAACAATTTGACGAAAAACTTCAACAAAATGAAGACTTAGCTGAATTAAGAGCTGATACATCCCTTACAAAACAGATGATGTCACAAGAAGCTAAAATGATGAATGACATGATGAAACAAACAGATGTTAGGATCTTGAAAGGTCCTAAAAGATAGTATAAGAAACCAATAGGAGAAAACTATGAAAAAAGAAAAAACTTTTTATACAAAAAACAATCCAAATTATGTTGGAAAAGTTGTATCTGATACACCAAAAGCAGATGCTAACAATACTCTTTCAGTTAATTCGGATGGTTTTGCACAAGAAGTTGAAGTTAAAATTCCTTTAGGTCAACCAACAGTAAACAAAGTTGGTGGCCAAAAAAGAATGTTAGCTTCTAAAAAATCTACTGTTAAGTGGTATTAGTCCATGTGGTTTTCGGCAATTAAATTAGCCGTTTCTGCTGGAAGTAAAATATACGCTAACAAGCAGAAAGCGAAAGTTGCAATGTCTGATGCTCAGTTATTGCATGCAGAGCGACAAGCCCGAGGTGAGGAAGCTTATCAAGGAAAACTGTTAGAAGCTCGTCAAGCAGATTATAAGGACGAGGTAGTTTTAGCGATTCTTACGTTGCCAATTTTGGTGCTCGCATGGGGGGTTTGGTCGGACGATCCGGCAGCTATGGAGAAAATAAAAACCTTCTTCGAGCATTTTGCGGCACTTCCAACCTGGTTCACTTCACTTTGGATACTTGTATGCGGGAGTATTTTTGGTATAAAGGGAACACAAATTTTCCGTAATGGAAAAAAATAAGGAGTAAATTATGAGAAGAGACAATGGTGTAAGACAAAAATTAATGGGTGGCGGAATGTCGACTGCAAGAAAAGACATGAGATCCGGTTACTATCCATCTGACATGGGCATGGCTGGTGGAGCTATGTACAAAAAAGGTGGTTCTGTTAAAAAAAAGAAACAAGGTTACAAAGATAGAAAAGACGAGTCTATCGCAATGAGAGTAAAGAAAAAAAGAACTAAAAAACAATTAAGAGCTTCAGCTAATGAGTCTTATGGTAAATTTGGTTCTAAAGCTAAAAAATCTGGTAAAATAAATAAATAATAAAAGAAAAATATGTCAACAAAACCAATTAGTAAAAGTAAACAAAAAGGTTTAGCTAAACTTGCTAAATCTAATCCTACAGTAGCTAAAAAAATGGGTTTTAATCCAAATAGAATGGTTGCTAAAAAAGGTGGGAAAGTTAAAAAAAAGAAAGGGAAAAAATAATGGCTAAACGTGGATTATACGCAAACATTCATGCGAAGAAAAAAAGAATCGCTGCAGGCTCAGGTGAAAAAATGAGAAAACCTGGAAGTAAAGGTGCACCAACAGCAGCAAATTTTAAAAGAGCAGCTAAGACAGCAAAGAAGCCTAGAAAGAGAAAATAGGTATGAGAAAACAGGATAATATGCCTGCAAGAAATAAAAAGAACTTCAGATCTACGAAGTCTGGAGCAGGTATGACACGAGCCGGTGTCGCTGCCTACAGAAGAAAAAATCCCGGTTCTAAATTAAAAACAGCCGTGACTGGAAAAGTAAAACCAGGATCTAAAGCTGCAAACCGACGTAAGTCGTACTGTGCAAGAAGCGCAGGCCAAATGAAACAATTTCCAAAGGCTGCAAAAGATCCTAATTCTAGACTAAGACAGGCACGTAAACGATGGAAATGTTAAATGAAAAATGCAATACTAGATGCTTTAGAAGATAGATACGCAGCACAAATTTCAGAAGCTGATGCTACTATTAAAATATATCTTGAAAATTCTGTAGGCATTGGAGAACACCCACAACACATAGACGAAATAGATAAATTGTTTCAAAAAATTGCTGACGCTCAAGAAAAGTTAGAAGCAATTAAAGATTATAGAGGAGAAAGAAGTGCCCTTTAAATCTGAAAAACAAAGACGTTATCTATACAAAAACGAACCTGCCATAGCAAAAAAATGGACTAAAAAATATGGTAGTAAAATAAGTAAACCAAAGAAAAGGAAAAAGAAATAATGGACGAAATAACTTTTATAGAAAAAATAAGAAAAATAATTAAAATGAGACATGATGATGTTGTCTCTGCAATGGCATCTGGTGGTGTTGACAATATGGAAAAATACCAGTATATGTTAGGTCAGATACGAACATATCAGTATTTAAGTCAGGAAATATCCAGCCTGCTAAATAAAAAGGAGCAAAAAGAAAATGAAGGAACAGTCATCGACATCAACTCAAAAACCAACAATTGAGTTACCGAATAAAGATTTAGTAGGTGTAAAACCAACTAAGAAAAAAGAAATTAACGAATCTTCAAAACTACCAAATCCAACAGGTTGGAGAATTTTAGTTTTACCTTTTAAACAAAAAGATAAGACTAGTGGTGGAATTATTTTAGCAGACGATACAATAGAACGATCACAAGTAGCATCAACTTGTGGTTTAGTATTATCCATGGGCCCGCACTGCTATGACAAAGAAAGATACCCAGAAGGTCCTTGGTGCAAGAAAGGTGATTGGATTGTATTTGCAAGATATGCCGGATCACGAATTAAAATAGATGGGGGTGAGATAAGACTTCTTAACGATGATGAAGTTTTAGCGACCGTGGAAAACCCTGAAGATATATTCCACGAATTTTAACAATCATAGGAGGAACTATGCCAGACAATGAAAAAACAGTTGACCTTGATACATCCGGACCGGGTGCAAGAGTTGAACTGCCAGAAGTAGAAAAAGAAGCAGAAAAAACATACGAGAACGAGGAGAAAAAAAATGAACCAAATGTTACGTACGATGATCAGCCCGCTGACACATCTGAGAAACCTGTTGAGCAGTCTGATGTTCGAGATGAAAAGAACGAAGGCGGAAAGGTTGCACAGAAAACTAACGAAGCAGGGAGTGATAAACAACAAGATAACTCTAGGGAAGTTGAAGAATATTCTGAAGGAGTTAAGAAAAGAATAGCTAAACTTACAAAAAAAATGCGTGAAGCAGAGAGACAAAAAGAAGAAGCTCTTGCTTTTGCACAAAGAGTTAAACAAGAACGAGATAAATTTGAAGCAACAGCGACATCTTTAGATAAAAATTATGCCACAGAAATGGAAGGCAGAATTTCATCTTCTCTTTCAGCAGCTCAAGAAAAATTAAAAACAGCTAGATTAAATGAGGACGCTAAAGCTGAAGTAGAAGCTTTAACTCAAATATCTCAGTTGGGTTATGAACAGGGAAAGTTAGCAGAATTAAAAACTCAGCATCAAATGCAAGAAACTGCTGCTAAAGAAAGACCTGTAAACCAACAACCAGCAGCTCCTGTCCAAAGACAGCAAGCTCCAGTAGACCCTAAAGCAGAAGCTTGGGCCGAAAAAAATGACTGGTTTGGCAAAGATAATGCTATGACTTACACAGCATTCGATCTACACCGAAAACTAACGGAGGAAGAGGGCTTAGATCCACAATCTGATGAATATTATGAAGAAGTGGATAAAAGAATAAGACTTGAATTCCCCCACAAATTTGGTAATAGTGTAGAAAAACAGACTACTAAACCTACACAAAACGTTGCCTCTGCAACGCGTAGTTCAAAGAGTGGTCGCAAACAAGTGAGACTCACATCTTCTCAAGTCGCAATAGCGAAAAAATTAGGTGTGCCACTAGAAGAGTATGCGAAACAACTTATAAACACGAAGGAGGTATAGGCATATGGAAAATAAAAAACCAACTCGTGCGAGCCAAAGTAAAGGTGATTCTACAAAAGTACAATCACAAGCATCATCGGTAAAACCGAAAGTTGCTGTAAAACCTTGGACTCCACCATCGTACTTAGATACGCCCAACGCGCCAGACGGATTCAGACACAGATGGGTCAGGATTGAAGTTTTAGGATTCGTTGATACGAAAAACATACAAGGACGCTTAAGGTCTGGGTATGAGTTAGTAAGATCAGATGAATATCCGCAAGACGACTTTCCAGCAATTACAGACGGCAAATACGCAGGGGTTATCGGGCACGGAGGCCTAGTGCTGACTAGGGTACCAGAAGAGATCGCACGATCAAGAGAAGAGTATTATAGAAAACAATCTCAAGATCAAATGAAGGCAATCGACAACGATCTTATGAAGGAACAGCATAGGGGAATGCCTATCGATATTGATAGACAAACTCGTACAACCTTCGGTGGCAAGAAAAGTTAAAAATTTTTAACGAATCAAACCAGCGATTGAACATTAAACCGTGACTGGAGGCCCGCAAGGGTAGGTCACATAAGGAGAAAACAATATGGCTAATGCGTCAACAACTGGGTTTGGTTACAGACCCATTAAAATGGTTGGTCAGGCATATAATAACGCTGGACTTTCAGAGTACAGTGTTGCAGCTTCTTCGGCTTTAATTTCGCACGCGTGTTTAGTGCAATTAACAGCAGATGGAGTTGTACTCGCAGCAGGGAGCGGAGGAGCAAATAACATCGGCACCCTAAATGGAGTATTCTATACTGATGCAACTTCAAATAAACCAACATATAGCAACTATTCACCAACAGGTAATACTGCGACTGATATTGTTGCTTTCATTAATGACAATCCTCAACAAATGTTTGAGGTTATGTCTGCAGATACATCTTTCGACCAAAATGAGGTTGGAGAATGTGCTGATCAAGTTAATGATGTTGGGGTAACTCCTCTGTTTATTTCGAAATCAAAAGTTTCGGCTACAACAGATGCAGCTATCGCACAATTAAAAATAATCGGAGTTTCTAGAGATCCTGATCATTCTGATACTACTGCTGAGGGCTTTGCTCTTAGAGTAATGATAAATGAACATCTTCTTGGAAACAACGTGGCAGGGATATAAGGAGATAAATTATGGCTATATCACGAAACCAACTCGTAAAAGAGTTAGAGCCAGGATTGAATGCTTTATTCGGCCTGGAATACAAACAGTATGAAAATCAGTCAGCTGAAATTTATACTACTGAGTCATCTGACAGAGCTTTTGAAGAAGAAGTAATGTTAAGTGGATTCGCTCAAGCACAAGTAAAACCAGAAGGTGCAGGTGTTACATACGATAACGCTCAAGAAACTTTCACAGCTAGATACACTAACGAAACAATTGCGTTAGCGTTTGCTATTACTGAGGAAGCAATTGAGGACAATCTATATGACAGACTGGCTTCTAGATACACTAAAGCTTTAGCAAGATCTATGGCTCAAACTAAACAAGTAAAAGCAGTTAATCCATTTAACAATGGAATGCCTGGTGGTACTTTCACTTCTGGTGATGGTGTTACTTTGTTCAATACTGCTCACCCAACAATTGCTGGAACGTTTTCAAACACTCTAGCAACTGCTTCGGACTTAAACGAAACATCTTTAGAGCAGTCTTTAATTGACATTGCAGCTCTTACAGATGAAAGAGGTTTAAAAATCGCAGCTAAGGGTATGAAGATGGTCATCCCATCTGCACTACAATTTACTGCTGACAGACTTATGAAGTCTGCTGGTAGAGTTGGAACTGCTGATAATGATATCAACGCAATCAAATCTATGGGGATGATTCCTCAAGGTTATTCTGTTAATAATTATTTAACAGATGCTGATGCGTTTTTCATTATGACAGACGTGCCAAATGGTATGAAACATTTCGAAAGAACTCCAATGACTACTAAAATGGAAGGTGATTTCGATACTGGTAATGTAAGATACAAAGCTAGAGAAAGATACGTATTTGGCGTATCAGACCCTAGAGGTGTATTTGCTTCACCAGGAGCATAATACTTAATCTTTTTTGTGGCGGACACAGTTCCGCCACAATCATAAAATAGAAAGCAAAAACCATGAAAAAATTCCTAATAAACATATACGCTTACGATTATCACGGTAGATTTGAAGTAAAATCTAATGATGACGCCGTTTCTTTAGAGCAATCAATAGTTGACAAGCTAGGAGAAAATAGTATAGTTTGGGAATCAACGGGAATGTTTAGTAATACTCCCTATCGAATAACCTATGAGGAGGTTAGTGATGATACAAGACCTTTACAAACAAAAAAGGTCCTTGGAGTTGAAGTGGCAACAGGAGCATCTGTCTAATGATAGATACACTCTTGAAATGGTCAGAATTGATGACAAAGTTAGAAGAGTCATTACTGAGATCAAGCTGGAAGAAGCAGCTATTGCTCACAGAAGAAATAGCGTTGAAGGCGCTGCTCCACAAGTTTCTGTAGCTACTTAATCAAAAGCTACATTGCTGAAATGCATAAATACCGTAGGCTCTCTTGCACTCTACTAAAATCTAGTATATAAAAAACTCACTATACAATTATTAAATTTTGCATAGACGCGTATAGTCGACGGCCTAAAGACTATGTAAAATTAATTAGGAGGATATAATTATGGCAAATACTACATTTTCAGGACCAGTTCGATCAGAGAACGGTTTTGAAGTAATTAAGAAAAACGCAACTACTGGTGCTCTTACAACTACAATGAGCATTAAGGAGTTCACTGCAACTATTACAGTTGCAAACGGTGACACTACTGGAAAAGAAACATCTATCCAGATACCTACAAACTTTATTCCATTAGGAATTGGTGTTGTAGTAACTGTGGCTTCTGCAAACGCTGTTAATTTAGTTGACATCGGAACAGATGCTGACACTGATGGATATGTTGATGGAGCTTCTTTAGCTACTAACACAACTGGTTGGAAAGGTTTTCTAGGTTGTAATGGTGTACTAGGTATGTCTGGTTTTGCACCAGGAGTAGCTGGTTTAGCTGGAGACGAGGTTGAACTTGTTTTATCTGGAGACCCAGGACATGGAGCAGGCGGAGCGCCAGCTGTCACAACAATTGTGTTAAAGATTTTTGGAATTGATTCCACTTCTGACACAGCATAATAATAATTAACTCTGAGTGGGGTGTAATGACCCCACTCTTTAATAGGAGAAAATAAAATGGCATACGGACCAACAATAAACACACAATTTGACGGCCAAAGAAAACTTATCTATGTTTTTAATATAGATGGTGCAATGGACGGAAGCGCTGGAACAACTGTTATAGATGTTTCTGCACTTGCTAAATCTAAACTTAACCAAAGTTGTAATAGAATATCATTAAATAAAGTTTGGTATAATATTAATCCAACTGCAAGTGTAGATGCTGCAAAAATACAATGGGAAAATTCTGGTGGAGATGAAACTTTTTTATCTTTAATTGGTTATAATGATTCTGATTACAGTTCTATAGGCGGTTTAGTAAATCCCAACACTGGTGGAAATGCAAATGGTGATGTTAATATAGTTATCCCTGCACATACAGCGGGTGATACTTATTCAATTGTTTTTGAATTTATTAAGTATTACGAATAGGAGAACTAATGGCCAATACTACTTCTGGTTCTTATGTATTCGATAAGAACCTAAGCATTGATGAAATTATTGAAGATGCGTACGAACGTATTGGCATTCAAGGTACTTCTGGTTATCAATTAAAAACTGCTAAACGATCTTTAAATATTTTATTTTCCGAATGGGGCAATAGAGGGCTTCAATTTTGGGAAGTAAAAAATCAAAACGTTACATTAGTAGATGGACAATCAGTATATACTTTTTTTAGATCCCCGGCCGATGGTACTTCAGACGGAATTAATACAACACTTTCTGCAGGTATAAATGCTACTGCTGTTACTATAGGAGTAGCTTCAGTTACAGGATTTGCAACTAGTGGGATAATTACCATTGGAACTGAACAAATTTCATACACAGGAATTACAAGTTTAAATTTAACAGGATGTACTAGAGGAATTAATGGTAGCACAGCAGCTACACACAGTACTTCTGATGCAGTATTACAATTTCCAATTGGTATGACAGATATCCAAGAAGCAGATTACAGAGTAAAATCCACATCTGTTGATACACCAATGACAAGAATTAGTAGATCACAGTATCAAGGTTTTTCAAATAAAACTGATAAAGGTTTACCTACTCAATATTGGGTTCAAAGATTTATAGATAAAGTTACAATGACTTTATATTTAACACCGGGTGCAGCTCAAGATGGTAATTATATTAATTTTTATTACACAAAAAGAATTGATGATGTTGGTGCCTACACAAATGCAACCGATGTACCATACAGATTTGTTCCGTGTATGATTTCAGGGTTAGCATATTACTTAGCTGTTAAATATGCACCACAAAGAGTTCAAGAATTAAAACTATTATATGAAGATGAATTGTTAAGAGCAGAAGACGAAGATGGTTCTTCTAACTCTACGTATATATCTCCTAAAATCTACTACCCAGGTATTGGTTAATGACTACTTTTTCACAAGGTAAATACGCTTTAGCAATTTCTGACAGATCAGGAATGGCATTTCCATACAATGAAATGGTTAGAGAATGGAATGGTGCGTTTGTACATATTTCAGAATACGAACCTAAACAACCACAGTTAGATCCTAAACCTACAAGTGCAGATCCACAAGCTTTACAAAGAGCAAGACCTGCTAGAACAGAATTTCCAACAGAAGATTTTTTACCAGAAAATCCTTTTGTAACTGCATCTAATACTACATTAAAAATTAATTTTCCAAATGGTGATTTGCAAGTAAATGATTTTGCAAGATTTAGAAATGTTAAATCTCCAGTAGGTGGTGTTGCAATATCAACACTACAAATGTCTACAACATTAAATGGGGCAATAACTGATACTGCTACTACAATTAATTTAACTGATGGATCACAGTTTCCAACTTCAGGTTTTATTGTAATAGAAAAAGTTTTAACTTCTTCTGACACAAGTGATCCTTTAAAAGTTGGAACATACCAAAATGAAGTTATACAATACACAGGAAGATCTACACATCAATTAACTGGTTGTACTAGAGGAACAAGTGCTCCTTACAGAGGAGTTTCTCCTGAATCTACAATTGCTGGATCTCATTCTAATTTAGCAAAAGTTTTTGGTTGTTATAAAGTTGTTTCTTTAAATGAGACATCAGTTCCAAGTACAGGTCAACCATCTACGACCACACAATTTGATGGTATAAATGTTACGTTAACTAACACTGCATCAAGCACAGAAACAGGGGGCGGTTTACAGTGTACAATTGGACCCGTTAATGATAGGGCTTAGTTATGTCAGGAGTTAAAAAATACGATTATACTACACTTAAACAAGCTATTTTAGATTATACTGAAGTAGATGATACAGTTTTTACAACTACTATTTTAGATGGTTTTATAATGGGTGCTGAATTTAGAATTTATCAAGAGCTTCCTATGGATGCTCAAAGAAATGTTCAAGAAGGTACATTGGCTGCAAATGATAATACAATTAATGCACCAGCAGGATGTTTATTTATAAGAGGAATTGAAGTTTTTGAATCTACAGCTAATACTGAAGGTAATGGGAAATGGTTAGAGAAAAAAGATCAAACTTATTTATCAGAATTTGTAGATAGAAAATTTGGACCTGTAGGAGAAATACAATCTCCTACAGATACTACTAATTCAGTTACCGGATTTCCTAAATACTATGCAATGTTTGGTGGCGCTGATAATACTACAGATACTTCATCTGGAGGTATGTATATAGCTCCTACACCTGACGCTAATTACAAATTTAGGGTTTATTATAATAAAATGCCAAATGGTCTTGGGGGATCTAGTAGTGATTTTAATGCTAATACATATTTAAGTACATATTTTCCACAAGGTCTATTATATGCATGTCTAGTAGAAGCTTTTGGATATTTAAAAGGTCCAATGGAAATGTTGACATACTATGAAAATAGATATAAAAATGCTATACAACAGTTTGCAGGTATGCAACTTGGAAGACGAAGACGAGATGATTATACTGACGGAACAGTTAGAATACCAGTCAAGTCACCGTCTCCGTAAATAGGAGTAAAATATTATGGCAATAACATCGGCAGTATGTAACAGTTTTAAAACAGAAGTTTTACAAGCTCTACATAATTTTACAGCATCGTCTGGAAACAGTTTTAAACTAGCTTTATACACAAGTTCAGCAACTTTAAATAAATCAACAACAGCGTATAGTACATCAAACGAAATTACTAACTCATCAGGATCTGCTTACACAGCTGGTGGAAAAGCACTTACAAGTGTTACACCTGCTTTATCTACAGACACTGCATGTTGTGACTTTGCAGATATAAGTTTTACTTCTGCTTCATTTACAGCTAATGGTTGTTTAATATACAACGATACAAACGCTGACAGAGCAGTTTGTGCAATCGCATTTGGTGGAGACAAAACTGTATCAAGTGGAACTTTTACAATTCAATTTCCAACAGCAGACGCAAGTAACGCAATCCTTCGTATAGCATAAGGAGGACTTCCTTATGGCATCAACCTGGGGTAATAATACTTGGGGATCCAACGAATGGGGTGACGATAATGTTACCATTATTTTATCAGGACAATCAACAACATCATCAGTAGGTTCTTTAGAAGCTTTTAATGAAGAAGGTTGGGGTAGACAAGAATGGGGCAACTCTGGTTGGGGTGTAGAGTATGCTGTACAATTATCAGGACAATCAGCCACAACATCTGTAGGTTCCATTACCACAGAAATTGCAGTTCCATTAACAGGTTTATCAACTACATCAAGTTTAGGCACACCTACTTTAGATCTATTAACACTTATAACTCCAACAGGTCAACAAGCAC